GGAATTTGGAGAAAGATGAGTAGCTTAGGGCGTAAAATTGCGCGAAAGAAAGAGAGGGAATCGAGAAAGGCTGAGAAGAAGCTAACCAAGGTACTAAATAAGTTTGATAAGATACCAAATAATTGTTTGGTGTGTGAAAAAGAGTTCGACAGGGGCAGCAAACAACATGCTATGGAATGGAGCGTTGTTGTTAAAACTGATGTAGTTAGACTTTACTGTCCAGAATGCTGGTCATTTGCAATCAACACAATTAATAAAGTGAAGGAAGAGAGTAGGGAAAAATAATGCTTTTTGATTTAATCGAAACGCTTTCTTATATTGTTTACGGGGCAATCATAGAGGCTATAATAATAGCAGTCCTATTGGCATGTTTAATTGCGTTGGGATTATTGACATTAGTAAAATTTTTCTTTGATGAAGATGAAAACAAGTAATTATTACACGGGGTCGAAACGGTTTCGACTGGGCAAGGAGGATTTTTCGTGCAAGGCAGAGGGCAGCGTGGCTCTGTAAAAACGCTGAACTTTTAAGTGCCAACGATAATGTTGCATTTGATTACGCCCTAGCGGCATAATCACGGGGAAGCGCAGCGCCCTGTAAAGAAAAGACTGCTAATGAGGCTTTCCAAGTTTTCCAAATGAATAAACTTGGTGGAGGCGGTGCCTTAAGTTTCTTGTTTCTTAACAAAAAACAAGTGGCGCGTGGCGTAGAGTTTGTTGGTGTCAAATAACCAAACAACCTTGTGAATGACGAAAAATTTGATGTGTTTAGGACGCGGGTTCGACTCCCGCCGACTCCACCAAAATTAAAAAGAAATGAAAGATATAAAAGATTTTTTAATCAATTTTGTAGAGAAAGAAAATAAGGCATTTAACGATTTTCCTGTCTGCCCGTTTGCAAAGAAAGAAAGGGTGGACAACAAAATAAAATATGTTGAGTGTTGTTTTGGGCCGATAGAGGCAGATAAAATAATTAAAGAGGTGCTAGATTGGTTGAACAATAACTATTCAACTTTGTTGCTTGTTAGCAAAGAGAAGTGCAATATGAAAACAACTAGACATTTTTTTAGGTGTGTAAAAACTTTGTTGAGTGATTATAATGTAAACATTTTTTTGTTTCATGAGGAAGACAAGAGAAATTATATGGGCGTGCACACCCGGAGATCTCCTAGGCCATTTATAATGGTTGGTTATAAAGAACAGATCGCCAAGAAAAAAAGAGCGCTGCTAAAAACAAAATATTATGATAATCTAACAACCACAGAATATTATCAGTTGCACCCAAAAAGGAAAAAACAAAATGGCAAAAATTAAACAAATAATAGAAAAGATTAAAAGTGAAGAAAAATTAACAACTAGCGAGGTGTTGACAAAGTATCCGGATCTTGCTATACTGTTGGAGCAAGAAGAACAAAGGGAGAAACTTGATGAATCAAAGGATGAACGAGTATTGCTCAAAGGTTGAGGCCATGTACGATGTTAAGCTTGGTAGACACTTAACTTGCCCCATTTGCAAGAAAGAGGGAACCCCTGTAAAGGGTAATGATCTTGTAATGGAGCATCGCGTAGAAACCAAGGGGGTAGAGTATCATCGCTGGTCTTACACGACGGGTAGAATTGTAGAGCTACAATCCGAAAGCACTAACGTATTATAGGAGGAAATAGTGGAAAAGGAAAAACGACAAAAATTTGCTGAGTATGTACAATCACTGGCAGCTATTGAAGATAGTATGAGGCCATATCGCGAACAGCGAAAGGATCTCCGACGAAACTTTGTGGATAACCGCTGGCTATCAAAAGATGAAATCTCGATGGCCACCAAGGCATTCCGTATGTGGGAACAACAAATTAATTTTGATGACCTCACAGCCATTTACGAATCAATCGAAACTGGTTTTGCGGAGAAGGAGACCGTTGAATGAAGCCGGTAAATAGGATGTTGCTAGTTGATCCTGTAGATAATAATGAAGAGGCCAAGAAGCCAACATTTTATTTGCCAGATGACGTTGCAACCAATAAAGAATTTGAGATTGTTTCTATGGTTGATGTTGCAGATGACAGCAAGTTTGCCAACTTATCTCACCTCGATGTCCACTTGGTGGTCGAGGGACATATGCTTAGAAAGATTGAGATTGCTGGTTGCACTTATTACTTAATTCTAGAAAATCATGTATTGGGGATTTTACAACAATGAATATTTTTGCTATTGAAGGAAATGAAAAAACTGGTGAGATTGATTGGGTAAAGTCTGCCAAATCACAAGACAATTATAGGGTAGTAAAGATGATTTTGGAGTCGTGCCAAATTCTTTCAACTGCTTTGAATGAGCAGGGCTTAAAGGCGCCGTACCGATCATTTAACCCAAAACACCCGTCTTGTTTGTGGGCAGCGGAAAGTTCTGAAAATTTTAGCAACCTTATGAAACACTGTGCATCGATGATACAAGAGTATGAAAATCGCTTTGGCAAAACTCACAAATGCAAAAAGGTCTTAGCGGAGATTAAGCAGATGTACAGCGCTGATAATTTTCCTACAAATAAAGCAACGCCGCTGCGTATGGCTATGCCAGATTATTTTAAAGTGGATAACAATCCAGTTGTTTCTTATCGAAAATATTACGCTAGCAAGCCAAGGATAAGGTATCCTAGAAAAAAGGTCCCGTCATGGTTTAACAAATATCGAAACGGAAAACCTTATGTAATTGTAGAATAATGTTTAGGAAAGAGACAACTATCAACCTTGAAGGACAATTGACCTTATGTAGTGATGTCTATTCTCTTTTAGATTGCTGGCTCGAAGACCGACATGTTGTTTATATGGACAACTTATTTGAGAAGCATGATGAAGTTGAAGCCTGCGATAAAGTTACAAAACTTTTATCGTGGGCTTCTTTTTTAAGAGATCGCAAGCTAACCAAGCCTCACTTGAAGCAGTGGCTGGTGACAGCGTTAAGTTTAAGTGGAAAGTGTTTATATTATGGAAGGGTGGACAATTACAAAGTTTACAAAGATCGCGTGATTCTTAATCTGCGCGGTGGCTTCCGAACTAAAATATATGCTAAGGTGGTCAATAATTTAACCGTGGATAGAAACAAGACTAGGGTGTATGATTATTATAACACAAGAGATTTATATCTCAGAGGGACTCATCACTTGGATTCGGTGGTTGACAGAGTTCACATCAAAGGTCGCTCACTCGTTGCAATATCTGATGTAACAACAAGCAAAATTCACGACTTTGGATATTCACCAGTCGCAATAAGATATGATGTGAGAGAGAACTTAAGTCAGGAAAACAAATTTTATTTAAGTTTTGATAAAAGACAAACTTGTTTTGCAATTAAAGGATACGAGGAGTATAAAAAGAAATGGCAAGAAACATCTATACTAAAACTGGAAAAACACCTAGCACAGTCGGATGCATATCGCTGGAAAACCACGGACTTTCTTTTGGCTTCCCCTATCCAGAATACTTAATGCCGGTTGGCAAAAAAACAACTTTGCTCGATACAGCTATAAATAATTGTTTGTACTTTGGAGTCAGTTCGATATGGATAACTGTAAACGATGATTATCTTCCCTTGGTTAAGAAGAGGGTTGGTGATTATGGTTATGATCCTGTTTATTATTTTAATGACTACTCAAAGTATAAAACCGATTCTAGAAAAAGAGTGCCAATTTATTTTGTTCCCATGATGACTAGGTACCGAGATTATTGTGATAACCATACGTTTGGGTTCATCAACTCGGCCCTTTACGCACAAAAAGTATATTCTCAGTTAACGAAGTATTGTGTGCCAGAATATTATTTTTTCTCATCTCCATTTAACTTGTTTAATTATAGAGAGTTTTCTAGCAATAGAAAACAACTATACAACAAAAAGATTATTTTTGAGTGCGGAGGGAAAAGTGTGTTTACAGACAATCAGCTTCCCATTTGTGTGGATAGTGAGGACATCAAGGAATTAAGGCGGCATGTGGTTTTAAATTCAAACAAAAGACACAAAGCTGTTGGGGAGTTTACTCCTAATGATAGTAGTTGGCTAGAGCGCCTGCCGAAAGAAGAACAGTTCCGGGGTAAAAAAATGACGGCTAGCGATGTTATGAAGCCTCTTGATAGGGAAACTTTTGAAACGTTTGAGCTTTCTTGGTCATATGACATCGTTGATTGGGCATCCTACGAGGAGTATTCTAGGAGCGACAATTATATAATGTATTCTCCCATGGTTAAGCCAAACAACACTCTTAAGAGTTTTTCTTGACGAGGGGCTTATTCTTTGTTATACTGGGACACATAGAAAAAAGAGGGGGCTTACTATGAACTATGAACAGGAATATGGAAATATTCCCCTAACTGTCTTGTTGGATGCAGGCTTTCCAACAAATTCTGCGTGGCTCAAAGACGGCCAACGCCGATTGATGGAATACGTTTTTGATGAGTATTATAAAGAAATCCACATAAAACTACAACAAGCTAAAGAATATATTGAAGAATTGGAGGATGAACTTAATGACAAAGAGCGAGATTAAATTCGTTGGTTTACACGCACATAGTGTGTTTAGTGTTTTTGATGGCTTGGGTTATCCCCAAGATCATATGGACTTTGCTTATGAGAATGGCTGTGATGCTCTGGCGTTGACAGATCATGGCAATATGAATGGGTTGTCGCATCAAGTGCTTCATGCCAAAAAGATGCAGGCAGAGGGTAAAAACTTTAAGCCAATCTATGGGATTGAGGCGTACTTTATTGATTCTGTTGATAAGTGGAAGGAAGAGTACGAAGAGATTCAAAAGAACAAGAAAGGCCGTAAAAAGAAAGAAGAGAATAGTGCAGTCGTTGTCGAAGATGAAGAGGCAACAAAGCGCCAAGAAAAGAACATCATTAACCGGCGAGCACATTTGGTATTGCTTGCTCAAAATCAGACAGGTCTAAATAATCTATTCCAGTTGATTAGTAAGTCATTTAATGGCGATAGTTTTTATCGTTACCCCCGTATTGACTATAAGATGTTGGCAGAACATCATGAAGGCATTATTGTGTCTTCTGCTTGTATGGGTGGTCCGCTGTCCAAAGACTATTGGAACAATCGTGAAGAAGGTCACGATGCTGTACAGGCGGCGATGACTAACACAATTAGCAACTTTGTTGAAATCTTTGGCGATAGGTTCTACGGAGAGCTTCAATGGAATGCAATCCCAGAACAGCATGAAATCAACAAACACATTATCGAAGCTGCGAAGAAGCTGGACGTTAAACTTATCTCTACAGCAGATAGTCACTATCCACGACCAGATCTCTTTAAAGATCGATCACTTTATAAACAGCTTGGCTGGCTTGGAAAGTCCAAGCCAGACTACGCAGAAAACACACTCCCGCAGAGTCGAGAAGAATTGAAGTATGAACTATACCCAAAGAATGGCGATGAAATGTGGGAGTCATACAAAAATTATTCAAAACAATGCGAGGTAAATTATGACGACAAATTGGTACGAGAAAGTATCGAAGAAACTTACAGAATTGCTCATGAACGTATCGACAGCTATTATCCTGATGCTACTGTTCGCCTTCCTGATTTTGTGGTCCCTAATGGAAGCACGGCCGATCAAGAGCTTGATCGACTATGTGCGAGGGGACTCAAGGAATATGGATTCGGCAGTAAGCCAGAATACACTGAACGAGTAAAAGAAGAACTACAGGTCATTAAAGATCGCGGATTTTCCAAATACTTTTTGACCATGAAGGCGGTAAGTGATGAAGCTAAGAAAACCCAACTGGTCGGTGCTGGTCGCGGCAGCGCTGCTGGCAGTCTTGTTGCGTATGTACTTGGTATCACAGGGATCGATCCACTAAAGTATGGATTGCTCTTTAGCCGATTCCTGCGGAAGGACGCTAAAGATTACCCCGACATCGATTATGATGTCGCAGACCCTATGGTTCTTAAGGAATCACTTATTGACAAGTGGGGTAAAAACACAGTAGTGCCTATCAGCAACTACAACACCTTGCAGCTTCGCTCCTTAATTAAGGACATCTCCAAGTTCTATGGCTTGGACTTTAGTGAGGTGAACAAAGTTACTAGCGTAATGTTAAAGGAGGCGACACCAGTCGCGAAGAAAGCACATGGAATTACAGCAGGGGTTTATGCACCAACATTTGAGGAGGTTAAGGAATACAGCCATACGCTTAAACAATTTCTTAACAAATATCCGCACATCGCTACACACGTTGACAACCTTTATGGTCAGGTGCGATCTATCAGTCGTCACGCTGGCGGCGTGGTTATTGCTGATGAATTGAACAAGCACATGCCTCTAATTAATAGTGCAGGTGTTCAACAAACCCCATGGTCAGAGGGGCAGAATGTCAGGCACTTAGAACCTCTTGGCTTTATTAAGTTTGATATTCTGGGACTTGCGTCTCTACGAATGCTTGAAGGTGCGATCCGACACATCCTCCAAAGACACGAGGGCGTGGAAGAGCCGACTTTCCAAGATGTTAAGGACTGGTACGATCGACATTTAGACCCTAATGTTCTGAACTTGGATGACCAAAAGGTTTATAAGAACGTGTTCCACAAAGGCAAATGGGCTGGAGTGTTTCAGTTTACAGAGAAAGGTGCACAGGGTTTTTGTAAGAAGGCAAAGCCAACGAGCATTATTGACATCTCAGCGATCACTTCGATTTATCGACCCGGCCCCTTGTCAGCAAAGGTCCACAATCATTATGTAGCTGCGAAGAGAAATCCAAAAGGTGTCAAGTATCTGCACCCGCTCGTTAAAGAAGTTACTGAGGAAACTTACGGCTTCCTTATTTTTCAAGAACAAATCGCCTTGCTTGCTCACAAACTAGGCAAAAATCTTACGCTTGACGAGGGCAATCTTCTTCGCAAGCTACTAACTAAAAAAGGAACAACGGGGAAAACGTATGAAAAGAAAAAGAAGATTCATGACAAATTTATTGAAGGGTGCGTCGAAAAAGGTATTAAAGAAGGCGATGCAGAAAAGCTTTGGCAAACATTTGAGTATTTCTCAGGATATGGTTTTAATAAGTCCCACGCTGTCAGCTACAGTATTCTTAGCTATCAGTGTGCCTATCTTCTTACTTACTATCCCGTTGAGTGGCTTGCAGCCTTCCTCGACAAAGAGCCAGAAGGACGAAAGGAACGAGCTATTAATATTGTGCGAAGCCTTAAATATCAAATAAGAAGGCCAACAATTAACAAGTCTGGCGTTGTATGGGAGATCGACTCAGATAACAAAACCTTAATCCAGCCACTTACATCCATTAAGGGGTTGGGAGACAAGGCGGTTGAACAGATTTTAAATCACCGGCCTTTCAGCACAGTAGAGGATTTACTGTTCGATGAGGAAATTGTTTACTCTAAATTAAACAAAAAGGCACTAGATGTTATGACTCGCTGCGGTGCTTTAAATGAACTTGTGGACAATCGATTTGACGGCTTGAAACACTTTTGGTCTGCCGTAGCAGTCGACCGCCCAAAGAAGGAGAAAAATCTATTAGAAAATATTGAAACATATAGGCCGGAAGGTGATTTTACAAGAGAGGAGAAAATGGGATATCTCACAGATCTGACTGGAATTTATCCAGTAGCTGAGGTGGTTTCCGACGCCACGCTTAAAAAGATTGAGAAAAACAAGATCCCTTCTATTGGAGAATATGATAAAAGATTAAAAGTTTGTTGGTTTATTGCAAGAGAATGTTTGCAAAAGAAAACCAAGCATGGTAAAATATACTGGATATTAAAGGTTATTGATAAGGATAGTAACGCCTTTGATATTAAATGCTGGGGCATTAATCCTAATTTAGACTTTGTGCAATTGAATAATTTGTATATGGCGAAGCTAGACCACTCAGACACATGGGGCTTTAGCGTTAGGAGTTTCGGCAAAAACGTTAAAATGATTAAGGGGGTATAATGATTATTGAAATAAAAAAAACTCATGTGGGTGCAAGAATGCCCTCAAGGGCAAATCCATCTGATGCTGGCGCAGATGTTTTTTACTGCCCAGAAGAGCCGACTGTAAAGAGATTAAAGAGTGGGCAGTCTGGCCTGTTCCCAACTGGCCTAAAATTTGAAATACCTCATGGGTATATGTTAGAGGTAAAGAACCGATCTGGCATGGCTGCGAAGAGGAATTTAATTGTTGGGGCTTGTGTTGTCGATTCGGGTTATGATGGTGAGGTGTTTGTTAACCTTCATAATATTGGCCCAGTAGATCAAGTTATCTACCCAGAGGATAAAATTGCACAAGTTGTTTTAATTCCGGTCGTCGCCTTCCGATCTAGATTGGTTCAGGGTGACTTGTATACTGAATCAGTCACCATTTCTAATAGAGGTGATGGCGCCCTTGGCTCTACTGGAGGTTGAAAATGGTTAAGGATATAGGTTTTAGCGAGTTTAAGAAAAGAATAATAAAAGAAAGACAAACTTGTGTGGTGAAGTTTTATTCAGAAACATGTCCACTGTGTCTTAACTTGGCGCCTTTATATAAAAATATTTCAAAGAAATATGCAGGCTTGGTTGATTTTTATAAAGTTGACACAATAAAAGAGGAAAAGTTGTCAGATATTTTTAAAATGGATGGAGTTCCCACAATATACTTTTTTTATGATGGGAAGTACGGAGAAATACCATATCCATATAATAACCCAGACGACTTGACAGGATATAGAGAAGCTGATATAATTGATTATATTGAGAAGAGGTTAAAAAAATGAAGAGTGCTTTAACTTATGATGATGTTTTGCTAGTTCCACAATACAGTGATATTCGCAGCAGATCAGAAATTTATTTACAATCAGAGTTATCGGACAATATGATCTTAGATATCCCTATTATTTCTAGTCCTATGGATACTGTGACAGAGGTGGGTATGACTCAGGCCATGAGCAAATACGGCGGGATGGGGATTATCCATAGGTACAACACAATTCAGGAGCAGGTCGCCATGGTACGAGAATGCGCCTCCGACTCGGGATGTAAAGTTGGTGCTGCGGTGGGGATTAATGGAGACTGCTTTGAGCGAGCTAAAGCACTTTGGGATGCGGGCGCAGATCTGATTTGCATCGATGTCGCACATGGTCACCACGTTTTGATGAAGGAAGCTCTGGTTAAACTTCGCAAATATTTACCTTCCGGCTTCCATATTATGGCAGGAAACGTAGCAACCTTGGAGGGTTTTAATGATTTGGCTGATTGGGGTGCTGATAGTATTAGATGTAATATTGGAGGTGGTAGCATTTGCACTACAAGAATACAAACGGGACACGGTGTTCCGGGGCTTGAGACGATATTTGAGTGCGCCAAATCAGACCGAGATGCAAAAATCATCGCTGATGGCGGTATTAAAACTGCGGGTGACATTGTTAAGGCTCTTGCTGCTGGCGCTGATTTTGTTATGTTGGGATCACTCCTTGCTGGAACAGATGAAACGCCCGGTGATACTTTTATGGGGCCTCACAACAAACTAAAAAAGGTTTATCGGGGCATGGCTTCAAGTGCAGCGCAGGAAGCATGGCGCGGAAAGGTTTCCTCTCAAGAGGGTATTAGCTCCTCAGTCCCATATAAAGGCTCCGTACAGGGAGTAATTAAACAATTGGAGAACGGGATTAGGTCCGGACTGTCATACTCTGGCTCACGAACGATTAAAAACTTACAAGCAAAAGCAAAATGGGTGCAGCAAACTGGCGCATCAATAGTTGAAAGTTCAGCCCACATTAATAAAAAATGAGCGACCGATCTGGAATAACAATAATAATACCACGCGAAAAGTACATTCAGTTTAAAGCTAGATTGTTGTATGACAAGATTAGGGTCTCTTCGTTTATGAGGTCGATTATTGAAATGTACTTAGAGAATGATGAGCAGATAATAAAAATTGTCTCTAGGATAAAAGAGGACAAGGGAATTGATTCCAAAGTAAAAAGGGGAAAAAATGTAAACTTGGTGGAAAAGTCAAAAGAAATATCCGCCTTGTTCAATTTAGACCATCAGGAAATAAAAAATTTATACGATATATTAGAGGATGAAGATGAAGAAATGTGAAGAAATACTACAACATGAATCGCAAAAATGTGATGAATGTGAATGCTCTCTTTGGATAAATTATGCAAAAGATTGTAACTGTATTAATGTTTCAATTAAAAAGCATGGCAGATTAACGTTGCAGCAAGTTGGTGAAAGACTTGGAGTTTCTCATGTGAGAGTTAAACAAATTCAAGATAAAGCTTTAAAAAGATTAAAAAAGTGTTCTGAAATATAGTTATAATATGAAGGGGGAATTGTTATGGTTAAATATGAAATTACTTTCAAGGATGACAATTCCAAACAAAGAGTGTTGGTGGTGGAAGTGGAGGACAAACAGGAAATAGATTCTTGGATGTCTTTGTTAAAAAAAATGAAATTCGCCAAAAGTATTGCATCGTGTAAGAGAAAAGACCCAAAAGAAGAATAATCATAATTTGTATACTATTTATTTCAGGCTGTCTTAAAAAGGAGATATTTAAATGTCAAGCAAACTATTAAATGAAGAAACCGTTTCAAAGTTCATGAAACTGGCAAAAATTGATGGCGAACGCCGCAATCGCTTTCTAACAGAAAACTATGTTGCAGAAGAAATAGCAGAAAATATTGACGAAGCTGATGAAAAAGAAGAGCGCAACGAGAGTCTTGAAGAGGGTGATGAAGCTGAAGAGCGTGGCAGCAAGATGCCCATGGCGGAAGAAGAAGTTAATGAGGAAACAATTGACTTGGATGCCCTTGAAGAAGAGGTTGACGGCCTAGAGGAAGAATTAGAAGAAGCCGAGCAAGGTGGTGATGAAGAAGCCGAAGCAGATATGGGAGATTTAACCATGTCAGCGGACGAAGCCAAGGGTGTTATTGATGCTCTGGAAATGCTCTTGGGTCGCTTAAAGATGGCCATCGGTGATGAGGCAGACATGGAAGAGCCTGATGCGGACATGGAGCCAGCCATGGATGATATGGAAGATATGGAAGAAGAGCCTGAAGAAGAAGAGGAAGGGGGAGATGAAGCTGAAGAGGGCCACATGGGCATGATGAAAGAAGAAGAATTAGAAGAAGGCGAAGAGTTAGAAGAAGGCGAAGAGTTAGAAGAAAATGAAGATGCTCTCCAAGAAGCCTTGGTAAATAAAATTGCAAAGCGTGTAGCTGCACGACTTTTAAAAGATAATAAGAAAGAAGAAGAATAAAACTAAATAAATTTTAAAAAAAAGTAAAACCTACCTTGACAAATCTCAAGGTAGGTTTTATAATATATAAAGCAGATAAATTTATTTAGGAGTTAATTATGTCTAAAATCAATTCTGGCGGCGATTCTTTACTAAAAGACTTGGTGTCCGGTGTTAACAAAACAGCAGATATTGTTGGAAAAACTTTAGGCCCCAAGGGCAAAAACATTATTTTAAAGGCCAAGGATAAGAAGCCAATCATCACAAAGGATGGCGTTACGATCGCCAATTTTTTAAATTTCGAAAACGATTATGAGAATGTTGCTTGCGAAATTATCAAGAGCGCATCATCGAAAACTGCCGAAGAGGCTGGTGATGGTACGACAACTTCCATGGTATTAACAAGGGCTATTGTTAATAGGGCGCAAAAGTTTCTTGACGTTGGAGTTTCCTCTAATGATATTTTTGAAGGAATGAACGCAGCCCTTAAAGATATTTCTGATTATATGTCAGACAATTCGCGTAAGGTACAAAGCCTTGAAGATATTAAGCACATCGCCCATATCTCTAGCAACTCTGATGAACTGGTTAGTGAAATTATCAAAACTGCAGTTGAGAAGGTTGGCTTTGACGGAGTTATCAATATTGAAGAATCCAAATCGGTGAACACAAGTTTGGACGTGGTGGAAGGTTTTAGTTTTGGTTCTGGCTACGTTGCCGGCGCCTTTGTTACGGATGAGCGGAGAAAGACGGTAAATTATGAGAATGGTTTAGTTTTTATAACAGACCATAAATTAGATACGGTCGAGCCTATGATGCCAATTTTAGAGTTGGCAGCCAGAGAAAATAAGCCGTTGGTCATAGTAGCAGAGGAGATTGAGGGACAATTGTTGGCAGCACTCATTATGAATACTGTTCGTGGCAGCATGAAGATTGTTGCAATAAAAGCCCCATTTTATGGAGAGCAACGTAGGGAATTTTTAGGAGATTTAGCAATTGTAACTGGTGGGAAGTTTATGTCTAGAGAGTCTGGAATTTCTTTCAAGGACTTTGAGTTGGCGCACTTTGGTCGGTTTAGTAAAATTGAATCAAAAAAATTCTCAACGACAACTGTTAGTTCTAATACAAACTATGAACTATTAGAGTCTAAGATTGAAGAACTAAAAGAGTTAATTGCTGAAACGGAAAACTTGCAGGAGTGTCGAAGAATTCAAGAGAGGATCAATCGTTTAGCGTCTGGCGTTGCACTTATTAAGGTTGGTGGTTCAACCGAGATTGAAATGATTGAGAGAAAGCACAGAGTTGAAGATGCACTAGAGGCAGTATTGTCCGCAACCAAGTCAGGCTTTCACGCTGGCGGCGGCATGGCTTTTGTATCAAGCTATAAGAACGTCAAGCGCAAGAAGCTTAAGGATGATAAACAATTAGGTTATAATTTAGTTTTTGACGCCATCTTGGAACCAATTTTACAAATCAGCGAAAACGCGGGACTTAAACCTGATGTAGTACTGGATAAGTGCTTATCCCTAAAAGGCGAGAGGGGGTATGATATGTCCTCTGGCAAGGTTGTAGATATGTATAAGGCGGGAATTATTGACCCTGTGTTGGTATCTATCTCGGCTTTGAGAAATGCGATATCGGTTTCATATGCCATTTTAACCACCGGACATGCGGTACTGGAGATTTAATGAAAGTTCAATACACTTTTACAGCAGACTACGAAGACGTTCAGGAAATTTTATATCAAAAATATAATAGAATATACGGTAGAAATAATTTAGGCGAGTTACATTCAGAAGTTAAAGCAGCGCTGATTAATAAAAAGTCTTTAAAGCACATAGAAAAACTTCTTACTAATTATAGAGACGCTCTTGTCTCTGTTCTTGAAGAGGTGGAAGAAAACCGGGGTTTTATGAACTCCTTAATGAGTTCTTTAAATGGGGCGACAAATCAGGAGGAACCTGAAATAGAAGAGGAAACAGAAAAGATTGTTCAAGGTGTTAAAGAAACGGAACATTCAATTGAACAGCTTTCTAACATTATAGAATCCTTATCTTCCGTAGGTAATAATCATGAATAAAATTGATCTATTTGAGTCTGTGTTTAAAGAACTAATCAACAAAGACATTATTATATTGGAGCAGGACGAAGAGACACTTGCGACTCAAGGTGGTCGCACCGTGCTTAAATTGCCCAAATTCAAAATTAATGAAAAGAACTGGGGGAAGACTCTTGAAACAGATGACCGTGCAATTATTGAAAGAATCGGTGCTCAACTAAAAGGTGATGATCCATTAAGCCGAGTCGAATACTTACAGAAGTTTCTCAACGAAACGGAGTCTGTTAAGTCAGATGTAAAGGTTGGTGAGGTCATGGGAACGCTCATGTTCTTGGATATCTTTGCTTCTGTTGTTTTTGACTTTAATGCTTCTGTGGCTGGTTTCTTGTTTGAAGCTTTGTTCGCTGGAATCTTTGAAGGCTTTCAAATTGAAGCTAAAGAAGGTGGCGGCGAAGCTGGAACAACTGACGTTATTTTAAATGTTCGTCCAAAGGGCAAAGGCCCAAAGAGTGGTGTTGAATATTCATTTAAGTTATTGTCTGCTGCCAATCCAGAAATTAAAGGAAGCTTTAAAGATTTGGTTGATGGTATTAGTAAAAGCCCTGATGCTCAAGAAACTTACCTTGTCGTTCTTAAAAGCGGCGATGAAGGCAGGATGAATCTAGATTTCTATGAATACGATATTGGTCAGAAGAATTGGTTTGAATGGGTCGGCGTACCAAAGGTTGGAACAGCGCCCGTGTTAGGTAAAACAAAATTCAATTTACAAAAAGGCCAGTATCCACAGATGCCAAAGGGAGTTAAGATAACTGCCGGCAGAGCGGAAAAGGGAAAGTTTTTTAACGGTGAATACACAAAAAAGGTAACAAGTCCTGCTTCTGCTCGTGATGCATACAACAAAATAGAAGCCGATGAAGTTCTTGTTATTGATCCCAGCCCCCAAGCAATCACAGATGAATATGCTTTAACAAAAGATGGCGAGCGTGTAACTGCTGATGATAAATTAATAGTGGGACAAGAGTATGAAATTAATGCAGTAGCTGGCACAAAGCGTGTTGTCGATTATAAGAATAGCGCAAACTTTGTGGCACTTTACGGCGAGTTTTTAAAGCCCGGTCGTTTTGTAGGTCCAAACGGAGAAGACTTCCTAACTTACGTTGGCGAAGGCGTTTACAAAGAAGACCCTGAATTTTTCACCCACCCAGAGCGAGGACTTAAAACTCTTGGCACTTACACCGGTAAGGGCGGCGCAGGTCAGTTTAAAACTCGTGGTAGCTATATGATTAAACATCCCAATGTGCGAGGACCAAACCAGCTTACGCTTGATCGGGAAAAGTTCCAAGCCGCAGCGGCATCTTACACAAGTTTGATAGGTAAACAAATTTACCAAGTTTTCACAGACATGGCAAACTTGATAGAAGATGTTTCAGGTTATTACTTGGGAGCAGATGTAAAAGAAAGATTTGAGAAAGGTTATGCTGCGCAGGAAGAAGCTAAACGCTTGGCTAAATCAACAGAGAAAAACTTTAAAGAAATTGAAGTGGAAGAAGACACAAGAAAGGCTTTGGCAAAAAGTGCCCAACGACGAGCAGCTAGGCGCTCTGGCTACGACACTGGTGCTGGCAAATATGGTGGCGGACTTGAAGAGTCCAAAGTTGTTGATTTAAATGACTTTTCTAAAAAAATATTAGAAAACATTAAAAAATCCCCTTGACAAAAACCTCTATAAAATTATATTATAATAGGTAAGTCAGAGAACTTACACTTTATGGAGGAAAAAATAAATGACAACACTATCACGTTACAAGGGAAATTCTTTATTTGACACAATGTTTAACGACATCTTTAATGACGAATTCATGTCGAGGCCATACATGAGCATGGCGAAGAGGAATAGTCAAGTGTTGAACCGTGATGAGGATTGGCAAATTGTTTTTGCTATTCCCGGCGTAAAGAAGGATCAAGTAAATATTAAAGTTGATGACTTTGTTTTATCAGTTAGTTATGATAGCAAAAGCAATAATGACCGATTTAATTTTGTTTCATCTTTTAGTCGTTCATGGAATTTGGGTCAGGATGTAGACGTTAGTAAGATTAGTGCTAATCACGAAGATGGTATTCTTACAATAACCGTTCCAAAGCCAGAGGCCAAGAAGCGAGTTGTCCGTACAATTGAAGTAAGCTAGTTATAATTAGCGAGGGGGGTCGGGAGACCCCCCTCACATTCTAGGAGACAGCATGGAAAGAGAAGAAAGACAAGTTGGTGACTTAATAAATGTAATGGGCACCAAACAACTTGGAATTATTTTGAAAGTTCACGAGAGAGCAGGCAGTGATAAGTTCTATTTAGTATATGACAACACCACCAATAAAGAAAAATGGATTCCTGAAAACGCTGCTTTCGATCCAGAACAACATAATCCAGATGTGGAGTTACTCCACAAACAATGAAAGTAAAAATTTACTTCAAAAAGTAGTTTATTGGAGGCTGTTATCAGTCTTCATTGCTTCTATCACAGTTTACGCGAACTTACATTGGTTTGACAATGTAGGACAAATTGTAGTATTATTAGTGTTAACACTAACACCAGCCCACTACTTTTATGAAAAGTTTTGGGCATACTACGAGAGGACTAAATGAATTTAGGTTATGCCTGTATAAACATGGAATTATCCCAGCCAGTTAAAGAGGGGCGACGAATTATCCGAGAACGGATTACAACAAACAGATCAATGATTAAGCGAACTTTCAAGGAGCGTGGGGTTGCCT